TTATTATGGCTGAAACAAAACAGGCAACTCTGACAGGACGCAAGCTGTTTATAGGCATTCCAGCCTATGACGGCAAGCTGAACATCAAGACAGCATTCGCTCTGGCGCAGTTAATGCCCAAAGCAATGAGCCTTGGTGTGTCCGTCACGTTGTCTGATTTGTCTAATTGCTCAATCATTACCATGGCACGCAATGCCTTGGTACACGAATTCTTAAAGACAGATTGCACAGAGCTTCTGTTTATTGATGCGGATGTCATTGTCACACCTGACGACATTCTGCGTTTGATGGCCCAGAGCGGCCACATGGACATCACTGCGGGTGCATATCCACGCAGAGCCAAAGATGCAAAGTTCTTTGCTGATGTCTATTATGACCACAACGGCGAGTTAGAGTTTGAAGGCTCTATGATGCGTTTAAAGCGTGCACCGACCGGGTTTATGCTGATCCAGCGCCACGTCATTGAGCAGATGATCGCAGCACATCCTGAGTGGACTTATGAAAAGTCTCCCACAGAGAAGATGTCAGCAGTGTTTGACTTTGCTATCCGTGATGGCAAGTATGTTGGTGAAGACTATCTTTTCTGCGACCGCGCAACTGAAATGAATTTTACAGTCTACCTAGACGTAGACATTAGCCTGCCGCACGTCGGCCAAGAAACGTTTGAGCGCAACTTCCGCGAGGAGGTGGTAATGCCTTTGCTGGAGAACATTTACCAGCATAAGTTGAAAGTTGTAAATGGCTAAGAGTGCAGCATGGACGAGAAAAGAAGGCAAGAACCCGAATGGTGGTTTAAACGCCAAGGGCCGAGCCTCTGCCAAAGCGCAAGGCATGAATTTGAAACCGCCCCAGCCAGAAGGAGGCTCCCGGCGAGACTCTTTCTGTGCGAGGATGAGTGGCATGAAAAAGAAACTAACGAGTGCGGAGACAGCAAAGGATCCAAACTCACGAATTAACAAAGCACTTAGGGCTTGGAATTGTTAGATCTAAACACCGCTTGGTCTGCCGTCTTATCTTTAGTGATTGGACTGTTAGGCTATATGATGAATGAAAAGTTCAGGGAGCTTGCTCGTATAAGCATTCTCTTAAACAAAACACGCGAGGAGGTTGCCCGTGATAACGTTACTCAAGCAGAAGTGGATCGCATTACAAACCACATTGACCAACGCTTTAACAAACTTGAAGCAAAAATTGACCAGCTTATTCAAAAAGGATAACTAATCATGCCTGCACCACTTGTTGCCGCCGGTCTTAAATATGGCCTTGGAAAGCTTTTAGAAAGCCAAGGCGTGCCTTCAGGTCTTGTTAACCCCAAGGGGTACATGCTTGGTCAGTTAAAAAGCGGTGTTGATTCTGCGCTTGGCGTAACGCCCGGCACAACTAATATGGTGACCAACCCCAAAGGTGCACTATTAGACGCAGGCAAGTCTTACCTTAAAAACAAGGTACAAGACGCTTATAACGCAGACGATTCTTCTATGACTGCAACAGATTCCGGCTCTCCTGATATGCAACAGGATATTTCGGCAACAGCATACAAACGAGGCGGCAAAGTTAAATCAAAATCTTTGTATCAGTCAAATCCCAAAATGAGTTCTGCTTCACGCCGTGGTGATGGTATTGCTCAACGTGGTAAAACTCGTGGGAGAATGTTGTAATGCCAAGTAGTTCTAAAAAACAAGCTGATTTCATGCGTGCGGTGGCTCACAGCCCATCATTCGCAAAGAAGACCGGAGTGCCCATGTCGGTGGGCAAAGACTTTTCAGCGGCTGATAAAGGCCGTAAATTTGCACAAGGTGGCGCTATGAAACATGAAGACGTAAAGATGGATAAATCCATGATGCAGAAGGCCGTGAACAAACACGAGAGCCGCCTGCATAAAGGCCAGCCCATGACCAAACTCGCAAAGGGTGGTTACACCCGTGCAGCAGACGGATGTGCTACTAAGGGTAAAACCAAGGGCACAATGATTACCATGAACAAGGGCGGATACGCCTGCTAAGGAGCGGATATGGCTACTAGAAAACCCATGAAGAAGTTTAAACGCTACGAAGGTGGCGGCGAAGTTATGGGGTCAATGGATCCCCAAGAAGCCGCTGACAAACAGCGCGGCTTAGACATATCCAACAAGGAGGCTCCTGTTGGATTCTTTGAACGTCTTCGTGCAGGCAACATTGATCAGCCCGGTTCTGAAGCATACAACCGCTTTGGTGCTGGCCGTGGCCGTGATCGTGGCGAGTCGGTGTCGGTTAATCAACCTATGCCCGCAGCCCCTGCTGCACCCGCCGCATCTTCACGTCCTTTGTCTGATGACATGTATTCAGACTACGGTTCTAGCACTGGCGCTGGCGCTGCTGGCACAAGCGAGACAATCAAGCCTACACGTCAGGTAATGAACAAGCCTACATTGCCCGCTAAACCCACTGCTACGCCAGTTCCGCCGTTGCGTAATACTGGCCCTGATCGCAGTAGTTTAATTAACAAACCTTCGCTGAATACAAACTACAGCAATGAAGGCCGTAACAAACCTGCGCCAGCCGCTCCTACCAAGCCCTCTATGGACATTCCAGCCATGCGGGACAACGCTAAAGCTGCTCTGGCCGATGATCCAAGCGCTTTAATGATGGGTGGCGGTGCAGCCGCCGCTGCTGCTGCTTTATTGGCTAGAACTAAGTTGGGCAAGCTTGGCAAGATGTTTAAAGGCGCAAACAAATCAACAGGTAAAGATTTGGTAACCACCTCGCCATCAAAAGGCCCATCTTATATGGGTAAAGCTGATGACGACAAAGCAGCCAGCGCATACGACAAGTTGCGAAAAAGCAGTTTTGTTAAAAAGGGCGACGATGTTACTGATGTAACACCTAAGTCTAAGCCTGCCACCATGAAGCAGTTGGGCAAACCAACTTCCAAGAAAGCATTGGATGAGTCTGACACCACAGGCGGCGCAATCGGCTACAAGCGTGGCGGTAAGATGAAGAAGTATGCCTCCGGTGGAATGGTTTCATCTGCGTCTAAACGTGCTGACGGTATTGCCACTAAAGGCAAAACTCGTTGCAAGATTTGCTAAGGAACTATCATGAGTCCAGCAGAAAAAGAAGCTCGTCAGGAGCAAGCCGACCGCAAAATGCGGGCAGCGGCTGAAAAGGCCTACAACAAAGAAATGCCAGAGCCAGACACTACGTTTGGCAAACTTGGTCGTAAAGCTGCCGGTATTGCAATGGCTCCCGCAGGTGCGCTTGTTGGTGGCGCTCTGTTAGGGACGCAACCCGGTAGTCCCGGAATTCTTGAGTCTGCTAAGTTTGGCGCTAAGAGCATGTATCACCGTTTGGCGGGCAATAAAAAAGAAGACGACGAAGCTACGCAAGATTATCTAGATGCTGCTAAACGTGCCAAAAGCATTGAGACTAAACGCAACACTGGTGAAAACACAAATCCCGCAGGTGATACATTTAAACGTGGTGGCAAGGTAAGTTCTGCTTCTAAACGGGCCGATGGTATTGCCACCAAAGGTAAGACACGAGGTAAGTTTGTATGATTGCCAGCCGTGGCATGGGAGCCATGCTCCCCAGCAAAATGCCCAAGGGTGTCAAGAAAGCCCGTCGGGATAACACTGACTTCACTCAGTACGCTGAAGGTGGGCCTGTTGGCCTTTATGCCAACATCCACGCAAAGAAGCAGCGCATAGCCGCTGGGTCTAAGGAAAAGATGCGTAAGCCCGGACAGAAGGGTGCTCCCACTGCTCAGGCTTTTATTGACTCTGCAAAGACTGCTAAAAAATGACAACTACCGGCTCCACCCTCTTTAATCTTGACTTCACGGAAATTGCCGAGGAAGCATGGGAGCGTGCGGGCAGGGAGATGCGTTCAGGCTATGACTTGCGTACAGCACGCAGATCAATGAACCTAATGACCATTGAGTGGCAGAACCGTGGCATCAACATGTGGACAATGGAGCAGGGCTTTATCAACCTGACTCCGGGTCTATCTACATACGCCTTGCCTACAGACACAATCGATCTGCTAGAGCAAGTGATCCGTACAGGCCAGAACTCATCTTCTACACAGGCTGACCTCACAATCACCCGTATCAGTGTTTCTACTTATGCGACCATTCCGAACAAACTTCAACAAGCCCGTCCAATCCAAGTGTGGGTTCAGCGGCTTTCTGGACAAGTTAACCCAACAGATGCAGTCTTGGTTGGAGCCATCTCCTCCACGGATACCACGATCACGCTTAACACGGTGGTTGGGTTAGCCGGATCAGGTTTCTTGCGTTTAAACACAGAAGACATCTATTACACGTACATCTCAGGGAATACCCTTGGTGGTGTATTCCGTGGACAGAACAACACAACTGCCGCCTCACAGGCTGATGGCACTGCGGTGTTCATTCCTCAACTTCCTGCGGTAACTGTCTGGCCAACACCTGATAACAGCACTCCATACCAGTTTGTGTATTGGAGGCTGCGCCGAGTGCAAGATGCTGGCGCTGGTGTAGAAACAGCCGACATGAACTTCCGCTTTCTGCCCTGCCTTGTGGCTGGTCTGGCGTACCACATTGCCATGAAAGTGCCTGAATTGATGCCTCGCCTTGAGATGCTCAAAGCTGCATACAACGAGCAGTTTGATCTGGCAGCCGGTGAAGACAGGGAAAAAGCCGCAATTCGGTTTGTGCCCCGTCAGATGTTCATTGGTGGGAGTATGTAATGGGTAACCGATTTGCATCCGGCAAGATAGCGATTGCTGAGTGTGATCGGTGCGGCCAACAGTACCAGTTAAAGAAGCTTAAGACTGAAGTCATTAAGCAGCGCCAGTATCAGTTGCTGGTGTGCCCAGAGTGCTGGGATCCAGACCAACCGCAGTTAATGCTTGGTACGTTCCCAGTAGATGATCCGCAGGCTCTACGCAACCCGCGTAGGGATACAACGTATGTCACCTCAGGTGTAAACGTCAATGGGTTTGTGTCCGGTGGTTCACGAGACATTCAGTGGGGCTGGAATCCGGTTGGCGGGGCCAGTAATTTTGATGATGCGTTAACGCCAAACTACTTGGTGGCAACGACATTTGTTGGTACAGTTACAGTATCTTAAGGAGTTTAAACATGGCTTACACACGATCAGCAGACGGCATTGCCAAAAAGGGCAAAACCGAAGGCACAAACCTTGGCAACAGCGGCCCCACTCAGAAAGAAATGATGGGCGGCAAAGGCA